GGAAACTATTGGTTATGGGATTACCCAAACTATTCAAAATCATACGCAGTGGTTGCTGACGTGGCTCGAGGTGATGGTAGTGATTACAGTGCGTTTCATGTAATTGATATAGATGAAGTCCGGCAAGTTGCAGAATACAAAGGAAAGATAGGTACTACCGAATATGGTAATATGCTTATTGGAGTTGCAACTGAATGGAATAACGCTTTACTAGTTATAGAAAATGCTAATATTGGATGGGCGACAATTCAAGTTGCAATTGATAAAGGCTATGATAATTTATATTATTCTTACAAGCAAGATGCATATGTAGATGAAGAAGTGCATTTACGTAAAGGATATGACCTCAAAAACAAAGCACAAATGGTACCAGGCTTTTCAACTACATCAAAAACAAGGCCATTGCTACTTTCTAAATTAGAAACATATTTCAGAGAAAAAGGTATTGTAGTGCATTCAAATAGATGTATAGATGAATTGTTTACATTTATATGGAATGGATCTAGAGCAGAAGCTCAGCGAGGATATAACGATGATTTAGTTATGTCCTTAGGAATTGCATTATGGATACGAGATACCGCATTACGATTAAAGCAGCAAGGATTAGATTTATCACGCAAGGCCCTAGGTCATTTTGGTAAATCAAATTCCGGAGTATATTCTAGTAAAACCGGTACCGCGCAAGGCTGGGAATGGCAGACTGGAGATAAAGATAATGATAATCTTAACTGGTTATTAGAATAGTTAATATTTATATAAAACAACGAGATAATGGCAGATAAATCATTTTTTAAAAGACTAGAACGATTATTTTCTACAAATGTAGTAGTTCGTCGGTTAGGTAAGGATCGATTAAAAGTCGTAGACAGTAACCGATTACAATCAGCAGGTAATGCTAATAATAGTCGATATGCAGATCGATTCGCCGGAGTACAGCAGAAATCAGGTCGGTACAGTACTTATAATGGTACCGGATATAGCTTTCAATCTAATAGAACAGAATTATATACTGAATATGAGGCAATGGACTTAGACCCTATTATAGCCTCTGCATTAGATGTATATGCAGATGAATCTACAGTAAAGAATGTTGAAAATGATGTATTAGGTATTAAGACTAATAATGCTAAGATACAAAAAATACTACATAACTTGTTTTATGATATTTTAAATATTGAATACAATTTATGGCCATGGGTACGGAATGCATGTAAGTATGGTGATTTTTATTTGCATTTAGACATTGAACCGGAAATAGGAATTATTAATGTAACTCCTATGTCATCTTATGAAGTAGTTCGTGAAGAAGGATATGATCCTGATAATCCATATGCATATAGATTTACATTGCAAACAGTTAATTCATATTCAGTATCACAGAAGAATGAATTAGAACCATATGAAGTAGCTCACTTCAGATTACTATCAGATGCTAATTTCTTACCATATGGTAAATCAATGATTGAAGGTGCTCGAAAAGTATTCAAGCAATTGATATTAATGGAAGATGCAATGCTCTTGCATAGAATAATGAGAGCCCCAGAAAGAAGATTGTTTTATATTGATGTAGGTAATATACCGCCTAACGAAGTTGATTCTCATATGCAGAATATCATGAACAAAATGAAAAAGACTCCGTATATCGATGAACAGACAGGTGAATATAATCTTAAATTCAATCTAATGAATATGCTTGAAGATTTTTATCTTCCGGTAAGAGGCGGCGAATCTGGAACACGTATTGAATCATTGCAAGGTCTATCAAACGATGGCCAGATTGATGATATAGAATATCTACGTAACAAGATGATGTCAGCTCTTAAAATACCAAAAGCATTCTTAGGATATGACGAAGGTGTTGAAGGAAAAGCAACATTAGCCGCAGAGGATATTCGATTTGCACGTACGATTGAAAGGATTCAAAGAATCTTTATTTCAGAATTAACTAAGATAGCAATCGTTCATTTATATAGCCAAGGATTTCACGATGAAGAATTAATTGATTTTGAATTACATTTAACTAGTCCTTCGATTATATATGAAAAGCAAAAAGTTGAATTGATGAATGAGCGCCAAGGCTTGGCAGCCAATCTAATTGAACTTAATATGTTTTCAGAGCAATGGATATATGAAAATATATTTGATATGTCTGAAGATGAATGGAAGAACGAGCAAGACCAGGTAATAGAGGATCTTAAAGAACGTTTCCGAAGAGAGCAAATAAGCAGCGAAGGAAATGATCCTAAGAAAACAAATATGAGTTTTGGTACACCACATGATATAGCCACCATGCATACAGCAACAAGTGCCAATCTACCTGGCATGCCTGATAACAACGAAGCAGGTCCAGGACGACCAAAAGAATATGGAACTTGGGGCAAGCATAAAGATGCATTTGGCAGAGATCCATTTGGTGTTAAGGATAAAGCTGCACCTGACTTTTCAACTACCTCGGATTTCAAAGGTGGTAGTGCTTTAAGCACAGAACAGAAAGATATATCATCATTTATAAGTACATTACCAACTAGTTTAAAAAGTAAGCAAATATTAAATGAAAGTCTTAAAGACAAATCTTCTGATAATGATAATGGTACATTATTAGATGAGAGTAATTTAATTGAAGATGAAAAACAGTGAAATAGTATGTGTTCTATATTTATTAAAAATGCTCAGAAAAATGGAAGATTTGAATGAATTCATTAAAACATTCTAAAGTAAAGAATACTGCTATTCTATTTGAACTGTTAGTACGTCAAATTGCTGCCGACACGATGGAGAATCGTAACTCGCCGGCAATAGTACTTTTAAAGAAACATTTCAGAGAAGGTACGGAATTATATAAGGAATTATCACTATACCGTACATTAGCCGAAGAAAGATTCGTGGCCGAAGCACAAGCTACTAGATTTTTATCAGCCGCAGTCCAATCACGCAAGCAATTAAATGAAACAACATTGCGTAGATCAAAATATAATTTGATTCGTGATATTAAAAACAAATTGGTATTTGAAAACTTTATAAATGCACGTATTTCAAACTATAAGTTGAATGCAAGTATTTATAAATTATTTGAATATAATGTCGCTGATTCCCCTGCAGAGATTACTAGATGTCAAGGTATGATAATTGAATATGTAATTCGCAAAGAAAAAGAATACGCGCCAATCAATGAATCATTTACTAAAGAAGATCCGGTAGTACGGAAGCTAGCATCTAAAATTGTAGTTGATAGATTCAATGAAAAGTATTCTGGATTAAATGCAGATCAAAAAGAACTATTAAAAGAATATGTTAATTCAGTTAATAATTCTCCTGCATTACTAGATAAGGTTAAAAACCAAATTCCAGTAATTGTTGAAAATCTAAATACATTGAATAGTACAATTCCATCTAAGGTAGTTAAGATTAAATTACAGGAAGTAACCAATATGGTTAGTGGAATGAATGATATTAAAACTATTCAAGACAAGCATATACTTACAATGCTTCGATATTATGAATTAATCAATCAATTAAAAGGAGTACAGAATGGCAAATAGTCCAGGACCATATAATGAATCTACATCACAGTTAGGTCAAAGTCAATTTAATCGATTAGGTCACCCAGGTAAATTTACTGCAGTGCAAATAGTAAACAATACTACCGTAAATTTTACAGGATCAAATTATGGCTACGGTGCACTTATGGTTGGTGAATCCGGAGCAACTGGTACATTAACATTATCAGATGGTGGAACTATTAATATAGCACATTTACCTCATGAAGTTTTATTTGAATTTTCTGTAGCTAAAGTTGCATGTAACGCTAAAGCAGTATATGTATTTAAAAGACAACAATGAGTTTAAGGGCTGAAATGAAAAAATATTTTATACATGAAAAAGCAGACTTCATTGATGATGAAGAAGCTGTAACAGATTTCGATGACCTTAAAGACAAGGATATTGATAATGATGGTGATACAGATGATTCTGATGAATATCTTCATAAGCGTTTTGGTACTATAGCTAAAATGGATGAGGAAGAAGATATAACCGGAATGGGTGTAGCTATATGGATGGCAGGAAAAGATTATCCAGGCTATGGTACAGCTAAAAAAGTAAAACAAATTTCAGATGATAGAGTTGAAGTAACATTTAGAGATGGCAATACATATACATTCGTACTTGAGCCAGGATATAATACCTGGGTAGAAGAAAGTGTAACTGAAATGTCAACTACGGCAGCAGTACCAGGCTATCAGACACCATTTGCTTTTGACGATGAAGAAATGAAAGATTCAGAAGTTGAAAAGTTAGGATATAAAAAAGCTCCTAAGACAAATAAATACTTCAAGCCAATGGAAGGTAAATCTACTTTCAAGAATATGATGGCTGAAATGTATGGTCTTAAAGAAGCCACTAGTATTGATATTCAGTTTGCGGTAAAAGCAATCCGTGATTATAATGGCTCAGTAGAAGTAGCCGATGTAGAAATTGATGATTTAGCAGTAGATGTTTTAGCAGCCTTAGGATTTAAGCCTACAAGAAAAAATATAGATGCAACGATTGATCATTTAAACGCATCCACAGATGGATATGAAGTACCAGCGGATCCGGATATGGTTAGAGAATTATATCCAATGCTTGAAGCAGTATCATATAGAGAATATAAAAAAGATCCAAATTCCACTCCAAAGCAAAAAGTTAACAAAGGCATTGCCGAAGTTAATAAAATGTTAAGTGAGATGGAAAAGATAGTAAATAACAATTTACGACTTAAGCAAGAGGCAGGAGTTGATTCATCTCATTTTTGGAAATCAACGAGTGGCAGGTTTGCTAAAATAAATGAACGCATGACGCGTATATCAAATCGATTAAAAGAATTATCGAAATAATAAAAGGAAAAAAATGAGATATTTTTTAACATGGCAAGATTTTATGCGTCAGCCAACAAACAAGACGCTATTAGAGGAAAAAGGGATGGCCGCATGTAAGCAGAGGTTCCTTCAAGAGCAAAATAAAATGTCCTGGTATGATCCTGCGATGATTGCAGAAAATGCATATGCAGGAATAAGCGTACCATCTGCAGCAGGTGGAGCAGCCGGGGGTAGTAGTGATTTTATTACTGGCAATACCGCTGAAACAAGAATAATAAATTGGACCAATGGTAACTTTACAGCATCTAATGCACCTGCATTTGAAGCAGTAAATTATTTTGATCTTGAAGGTATTAAAGCAGGCGTAACGGATTTTAGTTTTGGACATGCTAATACTTTTTATAGATTTAGAGTATTTTTAACTACAGGTTCACTTGCAACGGTATCATTGCCGGCCGGATATCATGGAGTATTAACCGCATCATTGCAATCGCATGTAGTAAAAGAAGCATCGAGTTCAGTATTTAATGGGTTAAAAGATTCCATTAATAAAGCTGCTGCAGGTGCAGTTGTTGGTGGTGTAACTAATACATCAGAAGTAGCACCTAGCAGCTTATTTACGGCGACACTAAATGCAGCATCAACATCCTTATCAATAGCTTTCGATCAGCCAGGCAAGGTTGCAGATTATGGGGTATATTATCCCGGAACAGTTAGCGGATCGATTGCATCTACAGGTACCAGTGGAGATGACACATTCTTCAATGATCAAGGTGCGCAGACGTTCAATGGCCAAACTGCTCCATATACTTCAATGCCTAGGAAATCTTAATAAGGAAATAAAATGTCAAAGCAATTAATATTAGATTATATACCATTTCAAGTAACTCCACAACAAATCAACGAAAGTTTGGAGAATAACGGTGGTCGGTTAATTGTTAAAGGTACATTGCAAAGAGCGGATGCTAAAAACCAGAATGAAAGAGTTTATCCAAAACCTATATTAGAACGAGAAGCTGAAAAGTATAATACCTTTATCAAAGAGCGTAGAGCCTTAGGTGAATTAGATCATCCAGATTCAAACATTATCAATTTGAATAATGTGTCACATAATGTATTAGAAATGCATTGGGCCGGAAATGATTTGGTAGGTACTGTAGAAGTATTATCAACACCATCCGGTAATATACTTAAGGAATTATTTAAGTCTGGAATCAGATTAGGAATATCTTCCAGAGGTATGGGGTCAGTGAAAGAAGTAATGACAGAAGCTGGTAGCGGAATGGAATTGCAAGTACAGCCTGACTTTGAATTGATAGGATTTGATTTTGTTTCTAATCCATCGACGCATGGAGCTTTTCTATCACCAGTTAATGAATCTGCCGGGAGCAAAAGCACCGTAGATCCATATTTATCTATAAATAGATTGATAACAGATATAATAAAGGAATTCTAATATGGCATCATTAGTAGAAATGGCAGGAACAAGTTTATATGGTGGATATACTCAAGGAACAAACGGGTTACCGGCCACCACAGTATCTAATCTTGTTGGATATTCTAATCCTGGACCGGATGGAGATGATCCAAAAGATTCAGGTGTATGGGGAATAGGAAATAAAAACTTTGCTTTTGGTAATGTTAAAAGTAGAAGC